TCATTTGGCCTCCACGTTAGGATTTACGTCAACGTTAGGTTTTACATCAACGTTAGAATTCACATCAAATAAACGGCGTTGTAGCTCGCACTGGAACAAAAACTCCAGCCCTTCCAGATGGCGACGGGCTTCAACCACGCTATTACCCCAACAGTACAAACCATGACCACGCACCAAAAATCCATACTGTAGCGGGCGGTTATCAGCATAAGCCGCCACCCGCTGCGCCAACACAGGAATATCCTGGTCGTTATCAAAAATGGGGATCACCACCGCGTCCAGATGGCTTCGCTGACCTGACAACGACTTTTGCATCTCATAGCCTTGCAACACTAACGCATTACTGCGCTCAACCCGTGACAGCACCGTGGCATTCACCGAGTGTGTGTGTAGCACCGCCTGGATTTCAGGATACAGACGATACAGCAAGGTATGCAGGCCGGTCTCTGCCGACGGCGTGCGGCCACTCGGCACATGGTTATTGGCGGTTTCTACCAGCAGGAAATCTTCTGCGGCCAGGCTGCCTTTATCTTTACCAGATTCAGTGATTAAACAGTGGGCCAAATCCAGCCTCAGGGACATATTACCGCCAGTCGCCGGGCACCAGCCCTTTTCGCCGATCCAGTGGCAGGCGGCTAACAGCGCGCCAAGTTGTCTATTTTCGGTCATTGCATATCCCTGTTGTGGTGTTTGTACTGCCAGTATTTGTGCTGTTTTAGCCGTTTAAACATCTAAGCGTCTTGATTGCCAAATCTTAACATCGTGTTATGGTGAAATGAAGGGGGATTTAACGAGTTATTCTGAGTTGATGTGAGTAAAACAAAGCCTTGCCGCAAGCGAACTCATTACACTTAGTGATACTGAGCTATCTTGCGGCAATTTTTTGCCCCATCGATGCCCCATTCAAAAATAGGCATCCCTGCCTCCCACCCGCTCAGGTTACTGTATTACTACATTGTCAAGATTATTCCCAGCCTGATAAAATACTCCACCCGGTAAAATTGTAGTAACAGTAGATGACAATATATGTGAGCAAACAATTTTAACATTTGTTCCGTAGGCCAGTAATGTTATAGCCCCACCGCCCAGCGTTAGCGAACCACCAAACATTGAGAACTGACCGTTTGTTGATAGGCCGATTATCACAGATTGATAATCTGCAACATAATCTACCCCGCGCAGAAAAAGGCGCAATCCAATTTGCTCTCCAATATTTTTTTTGATGATATTCCCGCCATTTATATTGACAGTTGAAGATACGCCAACCCCGCCAGAACCACTGAATGTTAATTCTGAATTTTGTTCAAAATAAACATTATCAATAGTTGCAGATAGCAATGTATTACTATAACCGTAGATCATTACGCAAGAATTGATACTTGTTAAATTACAAAATGAACATCTTGCAACACCAACTCCCTCTGCGTGAAGTGTTCTCATGAAGTTTACAAGCCTTACATTACTAAGTTGTAATGTACAGCTTGGTCTCAATAGTGAGTCGCTAAGATCTTCAAGTGTTATACCGCATCTTGATATATTAGCCACACCATTAATCTTTCCTACAACATCAAGCGTACCAATAGTTAATTGCGCATTATTTTTGAAATTACCGATATAAACAGCATCACCAAAAGATTCATACTGATCTGTAGCGCCAGATCTACCGCCAACATTAACACCAGATAGATACTCAATATTCATATAGCTAACATATCTGATTCTAGCTGCCATACCCCAACAGTTATTTATAACTATTTTATTTGTAGATGTAAATTTATCAGCTTTAATATCAAGTGCATACAAAACTGGAACATTCGTTGGATCTGGAGCGTACCATTGATCTGGCATTGAAATACCATCAATTGTTAGCAGCCCGGAAAACACAATTTCAGTTTTAGTTTGCGGGTCATCAGTCCCAATAATTAAGCAACTTGTATTTCCGCTCGTCTGTTTTGTTTTAAATTTAGCATCACGCCAGTCTATATTTATAAGAACCCCGTCTGGCACGTATGCTGTAATCTTATCTACATTTATAACATCAGACACATCAAAAATTAGTTTTCTTTTTGTTGATGCAATTACTGCCTCTGATATTCTATCTTCAACAGAAGTTACAGAATCTTTAATTCCGAACATTGACGCATAAAATTCACGTGATACGTTTTTCCATGTAACACCATTGCCTTCTATATATTCTCCATAATTCTCTATCGACGAATTTTTTGTGATAGCAATATATATTGACCCACCTTTATTTTCACCATAATAATATGAAAGGGTTTCAGCAAAATAGCCTACATTTGCTTTTTTTATTGCAGATAGATCCGCAACTGATTCTACTCTCAGTGAGTTCTTATAGATAAGCTTGTTTAACTCATCACCGACTGTACCTGCCTGATATTGGATATTTTCGTCAAACCCTACAAGCCCTGATCCGGTTGATGTATTTAGTTCTTGTCGGAGCTGATCGGGGTCGTACTTGAGGATATTAGGGAAGTAGAACTGCTGAACATTTAGTGCATCGTATACAGCCATACTATGGTCCTGCACTGTCACAAACTTGGCGATGTTACCATTATAGACAGGGTAGCCACCGGCATTGATCAGGATCGGCTGAGCCATTGGAACCAGGCTGCCATCCTCATTTTCCAGATAAACCTGAATCTGATTTGACGGGATTGTCGGGTCAGTGTCGATTTTACCGATATAAATTCGCCCACCAAATACCGCGCCAAATTTACGCGGCATCGTGAACAGCTGGGAAGGCATTGAGACGACAACATTAGGTATGATGTCCGGCATTTATTTTTCTCCTGGCGTGCGGAATCCCCACAGAGCGAATCTGCGGTAGAGTTATGGTTATCAAATGGTGCTACGGTGGTCTTATTGTGGATATGAACAGTAGGTAATATGATGCCAGTCCACCCACGGTGAGGCTGTTAACATGGCAAGAGATGATCCGCAGTTCAATTTGAGGTTGCCTAACGAACTAAAAGAAAAGGTAAAGCAACGGGCCAAAATGAATGGCCGCTCACTTAATTCTGAAATAGTCCAGATCGTTCAGGATGCAGTAAGCCAGCCATCAAAAGTATTAGGCTATCGTGACGAGGCCGACAAATTGGCCCATGAACACGCAGCCGAATTCACACAGATAGTGGTGAAAACACTAGGCAGGTTGTATGCTGATAAAAAATAATTTCAATGAGGTTGGGATGGGTAGCCACAAAGAAAAGTTTATGTCCGACACTATGGTTGAAATCCTTATTGGATTTGCAGCCTTAGTTGGGCTATATGCTTGGAAATATGACGCCTTGTCTGCTGGCTGGCGCTTTCTCGGCATGGTGTCTATATCACTGATTGTGGGTGTTGCTGTGCAGTTATCTATGATGGCTATCAACAAGTGGAGAGAGGAAAGGTTAGAAAAAAAACGCTCCATCGATATGTGCCGCACCCTAAGTGTGCCGGAAGATTCCACTGATCTAGAAGATGTCGCAAAATGCTGGAGATACTTAATTGCAAGATATTCTCCTGATTTACTTTCTAATAGGCTATCTGATGCTATAGGACTGCTCATAGTTGTCGTAAGCACAACTATTAGCGCAGGAATTACCATATGGTATTTTGGCATGATCGCCTACTTTTCTTGGTACGGGTACTATGGAGAACCGGAGTTATTATGGTTGCCGTTGTTTTTTCACATAGCGTTATCAGTATGCGTTTCGATAATATGTGCCACGTGTGGGCTTATTTTCAATAGATACCCTAGCGAAGCGCGAGGCTTCAATAAAAAATACGATCAGATAAGAAAAGCAGATGCATTATTATCAAGCAAAGAGTTTCGAGATTCCTTGAGTGAGTGAGCCATCCCTGGCTTGTAATCACTGTTGCTGTTGCAAAACTTGATTAGCTAACAGCGGCCTAACAGCAACAGCGGCTTGGTTTAGCACCCTTTCATATCCCGGCGTCCCAGCCTTAGTATTGGCCAATTTAAGTAGCGCATTCCTTACAGGTCTTGATTCATACGCTCTCATCACCAAGCCAAACCCAGCCTCTCCAGCTATTGATGTTCCAGATGTTCCGATAGCAGACCCGAGCCTTATGTTATTGGCAAGAGATTGGCCTGTCTGGGTTACTACATTTGCTGAATCCGCTCTAGCAGTTCGCTGCAAAACTTCATGCAACGCATCTAGCTCCTTAATATGCTGACCGCTAAAAATGGTGCTATAGATTTCACCTCCAGATTGTCTTTTAAGCTTACTGACCTCTGTGAGGAACTTAGCCGGTGAGCCACCTGTTTTTTCCGATATTTTACTGATATAGGCAGCGCGCATTGCGTTTTTTCCATGCTCATCAAGAGCTGGCCAGATGCGCTTTATATCTGAAGCATTCCGACTATATACAATGCTATTTATTAGCTCGGGGGTTGCCTGACTTGTAGCATTATTAAGCTTGCTGGAAATCTTTTTATTCAAAACTTTGTTATAGACGTTAGAGTAATTTGAGTTTGCCTTCACGTATTGAGCTGCGTCCTGTGGCCCGAGCGTTTTCCCAACAGCACTCCTTAGGTCCTTTGACATGGCATTTTCTATCATATTAGTGGTAGCTTTTGCCTGGTTTGGGAATATCATTGAATCGCCTTGCACGTTCGTCCTGAATGCAGAACGCTGGTCCTTCAAAACACTAAAGTCAATATTCCCACTAGTAAGGTCATCCTTAAGATTTCTCATCACCGATAACATTCGCTGATCGGCAGACTTCCCTAACCTATCAAGCCTGGCTATCCCTGTATCAATGGCATTAATAGTATTTGTTGGTACCACCTGAGAATTGCCCATTCTTGACGTAATATCATTATAAATAACTCCCGCCGCATCCTTTCGCCCCCTCAAAGTTGATGTTAACGATTTAACAATATCATCTGGGTTATACTCCCCGAACTTATCAAGATAGTCAGATACCGCTTTACTGCGCGCACCCTGCTGCGATTCCCTTTTCGCACCAGTACCTAGCAATGCCCCTTCACTTCCCTGCTGAATCCCCCTTGTTAATGCGTTTCCGGGCTTGATCATGTCTGAAGTCATGGGAGTAACGCCCATTCCCTCGGCCGTATCAATGATCCTCTTTGCCTCTGGTGCTATATTCCCCTTGAATGCGGTTACACCACGTCCGATTAATTTTGCTGCTCCTGACAGAGCGCCCTGAGCACCTAGGTTTATCGCTGCATTCTTTAGCGCATTCTCCGCGAAATCCCCCTGCTGATTGCTGGCTTCTGCTAGTGATCCTGCGACCATGTTCCCAGCCACACCCAACCCCGGCACTAAATATCCGCCTATGGCTTCCCCAGCTTGAGCATATTTGTCTGTTGGCCTATCAACCGGCCTGTATATTGGACCCAGCACGTCACCGGCGCCTGCGGCACGGCTACCTGCGTTAATGAGACTTGCGCCACCTTGGAGGATGTCAAACGGGATATTCACCAAGCCCCGTGCTGCCTGCTCTACACTGTCCAGAATAGTCGGTTCTTTCGGTTGCTGAATGGGCGCGTCAGATTGCTGAGGTTGCTCGTGTGTGGGCGCTGCGGGCGGGTATGCGGTAAAGAACTGTTGGCGAGCAGCTTCGGCCTGGTCACCTGCTTGAGGGGCGACAACCTCATTAAAATACTGCTCTTGCGCTGCTGCTTGCTGGTCTGGAGGTAATTGCTGGTACTCAGGTTTTGATATTACATCTTTCCATGCGATAGCCATTAACCACCCCACAAGTTAGAGAACCCGCCCCCCGCTGCTGGTTGCTGGGCTGCCGGCTGTTGCTGATTGCTATAATTAACCTTATTGACGCTGTTATGCTCATCGGTATATTTCTTGACATTTTCCATGGACTTAATCAAAGAGTTTCTACTTGAATAGTCAATCTGCGGCATAGATTGGAAATACATCTTAGCTTCAGCAACTGTGTTGATACCACTGGCCCCCATTGACCGAGCAGCAGCCACCCCTTGATTCTGCATGTTCCCTTGAATTCGATTAGCCGCGTTATAGATCTCCCTTGTTTTTGGATCGGAAATTCTGCTGCCAATGTCAGCGGTGATTGCCGGTCGCCCAGTGCTACCAGTGATTCCGGTAATTGGCCCTGTTTCTCTCGGATTGGATTTAAGGATGAGGTCAATGTCACTATTCATCTGACCTTGAGTTGCTGATCCGGATGAATCAATAGAGGTAGATAGAGAACTCACAGGGACAGTGATTACCTTTCCGTCTGCGTCATATCCCTTATAGAACTTAGTGCTGCCAGCGCCAAGCGGGGTTGGATCTATCATGACTGTTTCACCGCTTGATAGTTGTGCTGACTGTAAATCTGAACTTTTACCGCCCTTTGTCAGCTTCAGAAACTCTTTCCGTTCATCAAGTGGAAGATTCTTCACATATTCATATTCACGTACAGATGAAGGAACCGTACCGCCAGCGCTACGCTGTGAGTTCTGCGCACTAATATCCTGCCCACGTAAGGTGATGTTTTGCCCACGCGCCTGCAATCCCTCCCCTGCCTGATTACTGCGCACCGTCTCGCTCAGCTTATCCCGGTCAATATGGCGTCCGGCAGCCTTATCTTGAAGGTCGAAATACTTTTCAGGGCCGATAGCTGACATACCGAGGTGATCAGCGAATTCACCGAACCCTTGTGGGTTTTGTTGGTACATTGTTGCCACGTCAGCCGGATTAACTCCCACGCGAGCCAAGTCACTCGCACTGGACTTCAACCATTCACTCATGGCTTCAGGGCTTTGTGCGGCTAATCTGGCAGTGGATGCGAGATTACCAATGGTATTACGCTGGTCTTCGTCAATGAACCCCATGCCATTGCGTACAGCTTCAAATTGATCTGGGTATTGAGTTGCCAGCTGCCGCATTGCATTTCTATCACCAGAAGAATATGCGCCCGCATAGGCCTGCTGGAATTCTTTCTGGCGCTGCTGCTGTTGGTCTTGTTGGTGCTGCTGCTTTAAACCAGCTAGACCCTGCAAAGACTGGAGTCCAATATTGTTACCCCCAGAGCGAGTAAATTCGTTATTATCGCGAATCAAAGAAAGTGCGGCGTTAACGTCACTGCCTTGGGGAGCATTAGAGTTATTCGTACCGATACCAGCAAGCAATCCGCCAGAATTACCCTGTTCCCATGTAGCCATTAGAATAATCCTCCAAGAAGGCCCAAACCGCCGCCGATTGCCGCCCCCCATGGGCCGCCGATTGCCATACCCGCAGACGCGCCGCCGAGAGCGCCAGTTAAACCCGTCTGCATGCTGGACGGTCTATTAGCATTTGCAGCTGATAGCGATGCCTGCTGCTGGTAAATGGAACCCATGTTATTAGCGTAGGATTGACCAGCGTTCGCCTGACCCTGCAATGCACCAAGTCCGATATTTGCAAGGTTCTGCGCATTATTCATCTGCCCACCAAGCCAGCTCTGCCCCAGCTGCGGGGCAATAGTCGCCAACCCATTACTTGTTGCCGTTGACCCAAGTCCGCCAGTTGCTTCTGCGCCAGCTAATTGCTGATAACGCGCTTGATCTGCCAGCCCTTTGTATTGATCTGAACCGTAATAACCTTGCAGTGCAGAATTCTGACCTTCAAGCGTCGATAGCCCCTGAAGCTGACTGATATATTGCTCAGCTAGCGGGGTGAATGGTGATAGCCCCTGCATGACCGTTTGCCACTGCTCTCTCTGCAAATCAGTCTGTTTATTTATAGCGTCAGCCTGTGCGCCAGCACCATTATCGCCACCCTTGCAGTAAACAGCACGGTCGCGAACTTTGTTCATTAACTGGAAAATTAACATAGAAGAAAATCCTCATATTGTGTTCGCTTAAGCTGGTATAGAGTCACGCCAACCGGCTTGCCGTTACTGATATATGCATCGTCCATATGACCGATACGCTCAGCCCCAAGCAGCCTAATAAGCGCTCGGCCGTATTTCGTTGTATCGGGGACCATCGTTATAGAATTTGTGAAGGGGGAGTTCTCAAGAAGCCATCGGCAAAACAGCTTGTGTCCATCGAGCGCATACTTGCCACGGAAGCCGGGATCATAAATGGCGTGACACTCAACAACGGAATGCCAAAAGGTTCTCACCTCATGTACTCCAACTAGCAGCGCTCCCTCATAGATTCCGAGGTATAACGCATCAGGTTTTATGAAGTACTCAACCCCTACATCAACAATTTTTCCGGTTATTGGGGGGTTATTTAGGAATGCACGAAGCCTACCCGGATCAGGGATTATGCGTAACTCCATATGGGGACCTCTGAATTAGTTGATTAGGCCGTGAGTGCGTAAAGCATCTTCAAGAGCCTTTATACGCTGGCGAGCCGCGACCAGATTGGTGCTTAACGCTTGCACTTCTGCCTGCGCATATGCGGCGCTGATTGTTTGAGATAAGTCGGCATTGAATGCACCTTTAAGCGCGGCGCCAGTTGATGTCGTCCATCCCGATTGTTGTGCACCAATGACTTGCAGCCCGGCGACTTTGTAAGCGACACTGACGTTTATTGAGCCGCCAACCTGTAGCTTGTCAGTTGTTTGCTCGGGGACATCGCCAATAATGAACGAGCCACCGATGGATTGAACAATCTGATCATCCGTTGATGATTTTGAAACTGAATCTTCCGCTAAGTCGGCAAGATCTGACTCCAGCGCAATCACAGCATCCTGTAAGTAATCAACATCACTTTCGAGTGTAGTGATCCGGTCTTCGTGCTCGACCAGCGTCACTTCGGCCTGACTGATGCGGATCTCATGGTCAATTAAGACGATATCTTGCTCATCATTTCTGACCTGTGCGTCATATGCCCCTTGCCCTGCATCGTTGGCCTTGCCTGCCACGTTGCCGAAGTCCGCGCCGTTTTGAATCACATATAGCTGATATGGCAGGCTAAAAATAGATGGAAGTAATGTTGCATCAATGCGAGTTGCCGACACAGTTACAGGCACGTTTAAACTTGGGTCAGCCATTACTCAACCCTCACGCTGCAGTCGCTCAATGTCACCGGCGAACTGGTGATAATGCGAACTTTAAAGCCAATATTCTTCCGAATACGCCCAATGCGACGCCATAGAACGCGCTTGTCATACTTAAACGGTGCGTTAGCAGATATCATCTGTTCACGTCCATAGTTAGAACCATCGGCGGTGGCAGAGATAAATAGCCGTTCTGCAAATTGAGATACTCCAGTCGCGGCCTCTAACTCGAAGTCGAATACCCTGGCGTTATCAGCTTTAAACATTGGGGTATAGAGCAGATGTTCCGACTGTTTCCCGTACTGGCTGGAAATGTCGAATTTAAGCGACCCGGTCACCGATTCTGTTTTATCGCCAACTGTTATCTGGTTCCCCTCAAATATGAAGTCAATCCCACGGTAGACGGCATCAGCTAAGCCGGTTTTCAGAATGCACCACTGTGGCCCGTTCTGGCTCGCCGATGCGTCATAGCACAAGACATGGCGCGGCAAGTGAACAATCAATAACTCATGGGCATCAAAGCGCAGAGACTCCATCATGCCAGTTGATAGCTCTTCTGCGGTGTATTCCCGAAGTATTTTTTCTATCGACGCTGACGCTATTGGCGCTGCCTGCCCAGAACTAACCAAGTATATTGACGGCGCGCCAGTTGCTTGATGACTAATGAAAGCAAATGAATCGCCAAAGATAGTTTTGCAGTAAGTGCCAGCAATCCCCTTTTGCACCATAAGAGAAGGCTGTGACACATAAATTGCTGATGATGAATCAGTCGCGCCAGTCAGGGAGAAATACTCGATAGTTGCAGTCCCGAACATGACAACGAAGTCACGCCACACAGCACAGCCTTGAATGCCATCAGGCTGAGACTCGGCAGAGTAAAAAGGACGGAATCGGTCAGGGTGAGACTCATCCTCTAAGTCGGTAACGCCAAACGTTCCGCTACCATCCTTGACCCATATGTACCGGCCCCGCAATCGACAGATATCCCGCACATACCCAACGTCGTATTGTGCAAACCCTGAACCCGGCCAGTTACTCAGCGTTTTGACTGTTCCGTCATAACGATAGAGCGTCATTTCTCCATTTGCGGCCACTGCCTGACTAGTAGCGCTGAATGCCATGCTTACGCGGACAGAGCCAGTAACATCACCGACTGATGAATCTCCGCGATAAATGTTACCGCCCAGAACGCGATATGCGGAATTCTGATGAGCGTTAAACAGAGCCCCACGCGATACACCAGCAACGTCCGAACGCTTGTCTATGCCCGGCAATGAGCGCATATAACCGGCAGCATTCAATACCTCTTTCGGTGTCGCCAGCATATTAACCGGCAGCAGATCAACATAGTCGGCGTTACGGAAGTCTTTGCCCAGCCCTTTAGCCAGAGGGAGTTGTGTCGTCGGCATTATCTTCTTCCTTGTTATGGAAAAAATGGACGCCTATCCAGTTTGGATAACGGTTGCCAGAGCCAATAGGAACGCGGTTTCGATAGCGTAGTTTTGGTGTGCGTTGCTTGAACATCGATTTGACTAATGTTTCCTTGCCAAAGCGTGCCTTTGTTACAAGAGATGGCGATCCTTCAATCGCGTAGTCAGGAAGAATACGAAGAGCAAGATTTAGGATTACTGCGTTCAGTGCATAGGCAGGCAAGCCATGAGGATCTTCCGGTGCGACTTCCACTCCATCCTCACTGAATATATAACCGACATCGATACCCAAATCAGGTGTGATTAACCACTCTGCCATCATCATTTCAAGGTCAAGCAGGCCGTCAGCTACTGATTGAGGCTCGACATCAGTTAGCGTTGCATCAGAGGCTATAGTCCCTTTTCGCAACGCGTTATTTACCAGATCACCTTTAGTCGTTAGGTTCATCAGTTGCCGCCTTTTTGCGGGTTTTCTTCGGGGCCTCAGGCTCAGGCTCAGGCTCAGGCTCAGGCTCAGGCTCAGGCTCAGCAGATGATTTCAACAAGTCATCAGGATGTGCAAACCAGCCAGCATCAAGATATTCATCGAGTTCATCCGGGCGGATAATTTCAAAATCGTAACCAACGCCCTTCCACTTCTTCATGTCGCCGTGGCGATATACCATCTGTGTCATGTTCTGCTCCAAATAAGAAAGGGGCCGAAGCCCCTACTTGTTATGCCTGATTAGCCAAGCCAACGCCGATTGCTTCAGGTCGTACAGCACATGCTGCATACCACAGAGCAATACGGCACTTACCGGTTAACGTGCTGATGTCGCCCTGATAGGCAACCACCCCATTCAAACCAACGCCCGGAACACTGAAGCTCTGGGTTTTCATGCCAGAGAAGAGCTCATGGTTTATTGGGATCGGCTGAGACACCAGACGGATAGAGTCATCAGCCCAGAACACGTTGGTTGCAGTGGTGGTGGTGTTAAGAATATTCACCGCCATTGTGTTAGCCAGCGTGGTATTCACGTTTGCGTATGCTTTCTGCTCTGGAGTCAGAGTTACATCACTCAATGCGATCGGCTTAGGTGAAATGGTCACGTTCGCACCATTCACAGCTACAACAGTAAACGTTGCATCGTGAGTCAGTACGTTTTTAGCCATCTGCGCCAAGAACTTAACGCCAGTGAATGAAATCTTATCGCCACGTTTCAGACCAGTACCCGCACTCAGGACAACAACGGCGGTACGGTTATCCACGTTCTCGCGGTTACCGTCTGCGTCTTCTGTCCATGCTAATGGCTTGAATGACTGAGCGCCCGCTACTGTTAGTCCGGTAGCGGTGGAAGCTGTCAGGGTTGGTAGTTTTGGTGAGCGAAGAACATCATTGAATCCAGCGACCTGCTTCTGAATGGTGCCTGATTTATAGGCTTCTTCAGGAATGCGGCCAAAGAAGTCCTTGCTAGCCAGATCGTGACCAGCGCCTTTGTAGTCTTTCGCGTTGAAGAAATAGCTCAGGCCAGCGCTGCGGTTCAGCTCTCGAGAGAACACCAACTCTTCGGCATCCGCCACAAAGTCCCAGCCAGTAGTGCCAGTGCCGATTGCATCAGCGCTGGTAACAACCAAAGAACCCATATCAACGGCTTGCTGCCCAATAGCCGTCTCTACGTTGTTTGCCAGCTTCTTACCTGATGCCTGAACACGACGCCGTAATGAGCGCTCATCACGCAGATCATCAACACGAAGAGTGAAGAAGTCATTATCCGGCACACCAAGGTTACATTTAACAGACAGTTCCAAAATGCCGGTAGCTTGCCCCGTCAAATCCCAACCTTTCTGAGTTGGTGCTTCTTGCTCCAATGGCATCCACACAGTGTTCTGAGAGCGCTGCATGTCACTGCCGGGTGGTTGATATTTCTCAACGCGCTGCGCCATTGGCGTGAGGTTCTCAATGGTTTCGATAATTTCATCGACCATGTATGTGATTACTTGACCTTCATTAAGAGCCATTATTTGATTCCTTTAAGCTGTGATTTTAGCTTGCGGTAAAGTTCCGTGTTGCCTGCTGATGCGGCTTTGTCGATTTGCTTTTGCAATGCATCGACATTGGCCGTCGTGACTGAACCGGTAATTCCGGTGTCTGCCTCTGGGGCTTCGGAGCGTTGTTTACCACGTGGTTTGAGAGTTAAACGTTCTGATAGCCGAGTGAGTTCAATCAGTGCTTGCTGCCCGTTCATTGCCAAGAGTTGACGTGCTTTCTCTGGATTTGCCCCCAAGTGGTAGGCAATGGCGGCGGATTTTTCAGGGAACAGCATCATGATGTCGGCTGCCACTTGAGGCGGGACCAAGCTCATGAACGCGTCTTCTTTATCCTGATAATCAGGAAGGTTGAGTTTCTCCGCTGTGTCGTAGTGCTTACGGGCTGCCTCGGCGTATTGCGCTGACTGCTGGGTGTACTCCTGAATCTTGCGGCCCTGCTCAACCACGCCATTACTGCGTGCGTCCATCGCCTTGAGCTGCCAATCACTATTGGCGGCGCTGAATGCTGCGAGTGCGCGAGTCTGGTCATAGTCGTACTTCGCTAGTGCTTCATCTGACAGGAAGTCATTAGCGTCTGGCTGTTTTGGTAGATCAGGAGTCACCCGAAGGTTCTCCGGCACTTCCCCACGCTTAACGGCCTCCATCTGTTGCTCAAGATCGCGTTGACGCTTGCGCTCCAGACGTTTGGCTGCAAATTGTGCGTTGGTTGCCGGGTCTTGTTTTGGTTTCTCATCGTCTTTCAGGACAATCTCAAAGCCATCATCATGCCCTTCGTTGTCGCTGGCATTATCGACAACTAAGCCATCTTCGGGTGCCGCCGCCTGAGTGCCGGGCAGGAGTTGCTCTTCAGTAGCCTGAATTTCGGTGGTTGTTTCCATGTTTAGCTCTCTCTTATTGAGGAATCTCGGCTGCTCTGCCGGAAGGATTGTTGCTTTGCTGCATGAGCTTGGTTGCGTCCATGCGGCGGGAGTGTGTTTGGTTTGCTCCTTTGAGAAGCAACTCAACATCAGCACGTGCGTTATCACCCTGCTGCTGTTGGAATTGACCTAATACTTTCAGCATTTCTCTAACTTCTTTCTGCTTATCGAGATCTACTGATGCGAGTATCTCGGCTATCTTGGCATTGGATAGTTGGATATCTGCTTGCGCTTTCATTGCATCAACTTGAATGCGTTGCTCGTCATTCATCGCTTTCTGCAAGTCTGCCTGACCCGTTAACAGTGCGCCCTGTGCGAGCTTGTCTTCTGGGCTTGGTTCTTTCGGCTGCTGCTGAGCTTCTGCAACCATCTGCTCTTCTTCAGGGGTTTCAGGTTTCTTCAGCCCCATCATCACAAGCTGTTTGTTGGCGTACTCGCGCATCATCTCGACACCCTTACCGTCAAGCAGGGTGAAGTACTGAAGCAGCAACATTTGATATTCTGGGGTGCCGGGCTGAACCTTGCCCATCAGGTCAAGAATCTCCGCCCTGTTCTGGCTCTTCATGCTTTGGAATGAAGGGCCAGTGTCGGTATAGGTTTCGTAGCGTCCGCGAACATCGTTCAGCGTCACCACTTGCCCGGTTTGATAATCGACAACCTGATTAAGAACTTCGACATCTTTCTCGCTGCCGTCTGGCATAGTCATCATCACCTGACGTGGAACGTCATAGATGTCGTTGACCATTGAGGCGTAAATCTCGCCATCTCTGCGCATAGCTGTAGACAGGTTGTCGAGGAAGACGTAAGTCTCCATGTCTGAGCGAGCATTGAGTTGATTAATGGTGTCGAATGCCACCTGACTACCGGCCGCCTCGGTACCCACGCCAAGACTTGCCACTTCCTTCACTGCTGCGGTTGCCGCCTCAAGCATGTAGGCGTTGGCCTGCGGTACTTCTGGGTTATCGATATAGCCAATAGGTTGTGCTGGTAAATCACCGCTGCTCTCATCAGTACGGTTCATGAGGTAATACGGATACTCATCTTCTGAGTTGTACATGTGCTCGTAGCCAGCGATTTGCTCAGCCCAGAAGATAGGTTTCTTGCGTGGGGATCGGGCAACTATGTCGGCGTTGAAGCTCATGATCATGTTGCGTAAACGCTGACCATCTTTAGCAAGGCGTACAACACCCTCATAAACTTCTTTATCGCCAACGAATGACCATTCACCGAACACTGGTACAACAGGAAGATGCTGCCCAGCAATATCAATCGGGCCTTTCAGCATTGCTGAGCTGGTCACCAGATATTTGTACACGCGGCGGCGTGTCATTTTCTTCTCGCCAACCTTGACGTAACCCGACTCTGCCAGATCATCAATGACGTTTTTAATGTCACGTTTGTAATAGCTGACCATCTGCCCGGTAATTGGCTGCTCGTAGATAAATACCCGCTCTTTCTCTTCTTTTACTTCATAGTGCTCACCGACATAAACGACATCTTTGTTTGTCCAAGTGAACACCCAATCAGTATCGGGGTTTTGAAAATCAGGGTAGTTCTCCGGATCAATCCCCTCCTCTTCAGCGAATGCCTCCCACCCTTCAACGCTCATTGCATTAATCAGTGTGACGTGCCGAGCGTCTGATTTGTCCATCATCTTACTATTGCAGTCCCAAATCACATGAGTGCAAGCCTCATGAATCGGCACGCGCCGGATAACTTGGTTATTGCTGGTTGGGTCTTGGTCTTCGTAGTCAGTAACAAGTCGCCATGCCGCAACTCCACACTCAAGCTGCTCGCGCACCGCTACATTGACGGCAATTTTTGCTGAGTTGTGACGCATGTCAGTGCGATACATACCCATGAGGATGTCAGCAGCATCAGGTGAGACTCCATCCTTTGGCTTATACATCACTTCAATTGGGTTCTGGCGCATCTCTGCAACCAGCTTGCGAACCACAGGGCGTACAATGTCGAACTGTCCGCGATATTGCAGGGTTGTGTAATTAGATAACCAGTCATCCCATTGAGATACCCTACTGAAAAACAGGTCGTTAGCCGCTTCAGTCCGCGCCTCATCGCTTGCCGTCCAATCCCGATCAAATGAGGTCAGGATCGCCAGCAATTTATTATCATCGGCCATCATCTGCCTCTTCGTTGGATTGGTTTAATCGGTGCTGGAAGTTTTTTCTCTTTGGGCTTTTTGATGTCTCGCATCATCTTGGCGAAGCGGCGCATCATGTATCCGTAACGAACGGCAGAAAGAATGTCGTCATTCAGCTTAACTATCTTCCCGTTGTCGTCTCGGTGATAAAGTCGGAACTCTTCGAAGAATGGCTCACATGTATTGAACACTTTGAATCTCCCTTCGAGCATCATGTCCCTTATTTCAACTATGCCTGGCTCAACAGCATTGCCACCATCAGTCCATGTTGCATGGTCTTTCAGCATCATGAAGCCAGCATCGGCATACTGTTCTTTTAACTGTTCGCCGCCGCCCTTCTCATGTTGATTGCCGTCATGAGGCCATGCTGTGGGGATCTTCTGGTTCCATGCTTTAACTGCGCTCCATGCTTCAGTTGCTGTCTTCTCTTTCTGCTTCCAAGTTCTGGAAACGTAAATGACGTCCTCGTCTTTATCCCACCACAATTGAATTTGTGCTTGCGGGTGATCCCATCCAAAGTCACAAGCGTTAATAACGTAGAAGTGGTCGGGGCATTCGAACGGCTGGCACTTGAGCGTTTCTTCAGGTATCTGGAATATTCGCCCGCTACCCATTGTGGGGATACCTTTCGCTCGAGCTTCGCGCTCATGCTCTGGGTAGGAAGCTATGATTTGTTCTTTTTGCTCTGGCGTGTAGTGGTCAGCGTCATAGATGGTCATATTGACCACCTTTTGAGCCTTGCTCGGATTCTTGATGAACTTCGCGACCACCTGCGACATCCCCATTAGCGGGGTAAATGTCAGCATTGAATACTGTCCGTATTTATTTGTACGGGTCAGTCCTTCGCTATAGATGGGGTAAGGCGGCTCTTCATCGAACCACACGCCATGTATGGTGTCACCCTGCCATCTTGCCCGCCCTTGCGAGTAAGGTTTGAAGTAGCAGATAGACATGCCATCTTCTGCACCCTCGGCGGTGTGGTGCCTGACAAGTAGGTGATCAACCAAGTTCGGGAAGAATGGTGACTTCTTCCAACTAATAATGTCCTCTTTCGGAATCGAACCGTAGCCGGGTTCATCGTTCTCTTCGATACGGCCACAAAGAATACGCTGAGTCGTTTTGGTTACGGTTTCGTTTGTCTCACCACCAACCCAGAACACCACCGGTTCATAGAATTTCTTGCCGCCCCAGTCACCCTGCCATGCGCCATCATCGGGATAACCTTTGGTGCCCGGGTAACGCCCGGTAAGATGGAAAGCCACCTCCGCGCCGCCAGTGTAAGACTTGCCCAACTGGTTACCGGCCATGAAACAGCGCTCTGGGTAATCAGCGCCAGCCTCAATAAATTCTCGCTGCTTTTTGTAGGGGGTGAATTCGAATAACTGGTGAGTCCTGCGATACTCATACTCATCTTCCAGCAAAGCGAGAAGCTCTAACTCTTCTTCAATGGATAGATCATCAGGAATTATTGTTTCCACGTAATAGCTCCTGAATTCGGGAGCGGCGCTTGTCGCGATCCCCCTTATCAGGTGTCACGTCTTCAACTTGCGACTGCTCTTTAAGCCCAAGGTCGCGGGCGATAATGTTTGCGTTCAATAGATCAGCGGCTGCGCCAGAAAACTTCTGGTCGTAGATGATCTCCTCTGCTCGTGTGGTGATGTCCGAAAAACCTTCCATCGCCTTAAACGTGTGCCATGTTGAGCGAGCGATATCGAGAAAGATGCATAGCCCGACAATGGTCATTGCTCGCATCTTCGGCAACGCCTCTTGGGTCACCTTGCCCTGAAATGCAAATGCCTTGGTTTCGTATAACGGGTTATCTACCACCCAATTAAAATACTCGCAGCAGGCAGTCCATAGTTCCTCAGGCGAACCAAATATCGGGTTACGCCCGTGACTACTTCGCGCCTCCCAAAACCGGTTTCCCTTTGGAGCTGCCATAGTGGCTATTCCTGTTTAGTAATGAATGGCAGGAAGTGGCTAACCATCCTATCCAGTAGATAACAGTACGTTTCATTTGCGGCGTTGGTGTCGATGGTCACGCCAACATCGCGGCATGTGTAGAACGTTACGTGGGCGCACTCATGAACCAGCGTTGATAATTCGCCATCGAAAATACCGATCAAGTAAATAGTCTCGCCAGATTCAGTGTTTGAGTAAGTCTGTGCGGCCCCAGACAGCGTAGCTATCTCCCCGGCATCAACATCTAAGTGCTTGCATGCCAGCTCCCATTCTTCTCCTGATCGGCACAGGTAGACATTCGCAGAATGAAATAGAGGGATGAAATAACGTGGCAGCTTCGGCCATTTTGTTTTTGCCATACATATCCCCTTTAACTCATTGGTTGGCATTATCACAGGCACTCGTAAATGCCTGCTGTAATGCCAGCTACTCAGACTTAATCGGAGTAACTATTTTAGGTGCGCGTCTGCATGGATGCGGTCTTTCAGGAGATAGCCTTCCAGTAACCAGATTTTATTGACTGCGTTCTGACGGGCAATTTTACGGCCGATTTCCGCGTCAAAGTTTTCAGGGCTGGCGCAGGCACTTTCACCGGTAACAGTAAAGCCATTTCTCAGCACCAGAACGCAGAAGGTGAGTTGGTTGAGAGCGGGGCTTGCGGCGTCTTTCATTTCCGTAAGAACCCATGCAGCACGATGGGCATCACCAGCCGTGAAAAAGTGGCATTCGGAAATGACACTCTCGATGTGGTCAGGTGTAATACGCGGGGCGGTTTTACCTTTCGCTACGATTTCAGTTTCAATTTGCTGGTCGGTCATGATTTATCCTGTGTGCGTGATTGTTCGATTTGCCGAATGCTCGCCTTATCTGCGTTGCACTGCTCTATCACCGTTAGCAAGTCTTCATTCAGCTCTACACTCTGGCCCCATGTCATTGTGTTGGGGATGTCAGGAGGCATGCAGTCAGAAAGTAAGCTGCTTGGAATTGGTACTGGCGGGACGGTTACGTATTTTGTTTGAGTGCGCGAGCAACCGGTCAATTGCGCCAGCAGGTACAAGAAGATTAGCGCAGTTGTCATTCGCAATATCGCTCTTGATGCCAGCCTTGGTTCTCTGTGAGTCCAATGTGATCTGCTTTTTTGCATCTTCGTTAACCCTGGCGATATCGTTGATGATGTTAACCATGCGGATCTGGTTGGTGAGAATGAATAGGGCCTCGTCGCGCTCTTTAGCTGCCGTATCTGCTTTCTCGTGCCACTCGTCAGCTTCGTTGTAGAAGTGAAGCGATAAGCCAGCCAGAATGATGAGCAGTAGCGCCGGTAGATAGGTGAATATGTTCTTTATCCCGCTAAACATAATTCCCTCTCTATCTCGCGTCGGTTCTGTAATCCCTTCCACGGCCTGCCACCGGCATATATCCAGCGGCGTAACTCATCGCAAGCGCCTTTGATGTCGCCAGTGTTGAGCTTTTTAAGTAGAGTGGATTTAGTGAATGCGTTCTGGCCAACGTTATATGTGAATGAATATAAGGCGGCTTTCTGATATTTACTTAGTTGGACTTTTACCGCGGTATCAACAATGCGCTGTACCGGTGCCAGGTCTTTCTGCAATAAAGCATCACACTCAGCATCCGAATATTTTTTACCGGGGATGATGTCTTTACCGGTGTGTCCATCGCAAATTGTCATGACACCAGCAACATCACGGTAAGGGATATACTCACGCCCTTCCACGCCATCGTGTCCACCGAGCAGTGCCACCGCTATCGCCAGTGCCCCGCCAGCCGATACAGCCAGTATTTTCTTACGAAGAGCTGGACTCATTAGCCTTCTCCCGCAACTGAAACTCTTTACGCTTGTAATGCCAGTTAATAGTGAACGTACCGACTGTACATGCTATGCCGACGACGATAGCCCACTCATTGAGCGACAGTGAACCCAGCATCACAGTGAATGCCCCCCAGCCGTAAGAAGAGCCGCTTGAATATTTATCCATTCTCATAGTCTCCCCCTGCCAGTTGGCCTGGGCGTGTATATGCTGTTTTTGGGAATAGCCCACCGCCGTGATCCATTCAGACACGGAGTTTGTTTGAGAGTGATTGGCGCTGGCGGCGGGCTAAATAAAAAAGGCCACGCAATAGCGCAGCCCTAAAATAGAGACCATGCCGAGGACTTGCTCGATATGGTTATGCGTGATGATTTCATAACGGATAGTGAAAATGATAACGGATAAGGATGTGGTGCCCGCCTTGGCGAGTGTTGGATTTAACCGCTACACCACATTCGGCTGGGTACTGCCTCGTCCAAGCCTCGGAGGATGGAAAGATTCAGGCTCTTTCAGTACCCATGCGAATGTAGAAATGAAAAAGCCCCGGCGATTAACCGAGGCTTCTAATTCTTCTCTACCACTTCAACGGATGCAATTACCACCGTTAGTGATGAATCTAGTCCATTTTTCCGGAAAATGCAAGACTTTGTTTTTATAATGTCGCCATCCGTGGCAATCATGCTCCCATCGTGTTCTATCGGGTTACTTTTGCAAGCATTGAATCAGCCACACCCTCTTCCATTAAGCATTTCGTTACCAGCAGCTCATAGAGCGGCTTAAAACTCTCGTAGCATGTGCTGGATGCCAGTTCAGGAAGGTGCTCTCTAATAGCCTCGTAGACGTCAGAAAACTTAAGCCGCGAATACCCACGGCCTGAGCATTTACTACAGGTTTTATAAACCGGGATACCCTGTTGTTCTGATTTCTCCTTGTCCACTACAGTACCTTTCCCATTGCACCGGCATGAGTTGGAAACCACGCCTTTCCCGCCGCACGGCTTACACAGCAACCGGACTGTCTCTTCAACTTTTCGCTTCACTTCGAAGTCACTCGGACTTTGACCAAAGTCTTTGGCAAATTGTGGTAACTGCATTGTGTAATGGCTTTTCATTGTGAAAACGTCAGCCTCAATAAACCTCTCACCTTTACAACATTCACACTCACGAACGCTGGCCGCACTACGCGCATAATCAGCAAACGCATATCTTGCGAGAGTTTGCACGACGCTTTGTTTAATATCCTCATCGAGCTTAGAGATTGCCTTGTACTTAACTGATTCTTTCAGCGCATATTGAGTAAGACTTTCCACGGCGCGATGCGGATTACTGATCCCCTGCTTTGCCAAAAACAATTCCAGCCCGAAGCCGCTTTTAAGGTCTGCCAACCCTAAAGCTGCCATTATGTCGGTGCCGGTAAGTGAATCAGAAGCCGTTGCCCGTGGAGAGTCACTAATCATTGTGGATTTAGCGAAGAAGTGTTTCGTTATTGATTCCAGTCTCATTTCTCAATCCTCTTCCTGCCTGTTGTCCCAACCATCAGCCGGCCATTAACAATGGCGTGCCGTTCGCCCTTCGAGTCATTTGCGTATTTCTTTACTGTTGAGCGCTGAGTATTTAGCTGGGCCGCCACAGTTGATTGGTTGCCATAAGCGGCAATTAGTAACTCGGGAATGGTTTTCACATCTGCGTTCATGCGGCCTCCTGAAGTTTTTTAAGCTCACGTAATTTCGCTCTGTACAGCGCTCTGATGCTGTCGAGTTCTTCGCGGGTGTATCGGTGTGGGGTGTTGTTGTTTTCGAGCGCCTCAACGCGCTGAGTGCCGATTTTCTTTACAAGATTGATGCGGTATGGCGTGATATTTCCTGACTGATGGGTATTACATGCACTGCATTGTTTATTTATATTGTCCTCGTCGTAACGAATCTGTGATGCCTTTGCTATCGTTCTGAAGTGCCCTGCATGCCATTCATACGCTTGATACGTGCCGCAGCTAATACACGGCTCGTCAACATCTCGGCCCTTAGTGATGTAGTCGTTTGTCGCTCGCTGCGTCATGTCCTCCCAGTGCTTGAGCGGCTTCAACTTAGCCTTGCGCTCTCGCCATGCCTTTCTGTCCTCCAGTGCCTTATCAGCCGCTTTCTTTTCAGATTGCTGCTTTTGGTAGAGGTAGGCACAGTGACCGCAGCAGACTATTTGGAGGGAGTTTCGAGGGGTGAACTTGGTGGGGCAGACTTTGCACTTCTTTAGCTTTGGCGGCTTATTCTTTGGTTTGCCGGTTATCATCGGCGTCCTCCTTTTTTATATCGCATCGGCACACGCAACATTCGAGGTGGTATGGAAATGAATTATCCAGCTCGATAAACCAACTCCGGCACTCAGGACAGTAAAGAGCCTCCCATGGAACGCCGTACTCGCTTATCCATGCAGATACTTTTTTGGTCATGGGGATCGGAGGAATTGCGGTTATATCGAAATGGTGTAGGGATAGTTCCTTTTGCGCCATATCAAGCCGGTGGCCTAGAGTTATTAGCCGTTGCCTCATCAGCATTCGCTCTCGCCTCAGCTCATAGTTTTCCTCTGCCAGAGTCTTTAGGCGCTCACCTGGATGGCTGATTAATTTCCCCATCGGCCTCCTCCTCCGGTTCGCTGTAGTGGGCCTCAATTGCCAGCGCCATTCTCTTTAGCCAATCAGCCAGCTTTAGCGCAGCGGCCTTCTCAGTTTCCAAGTAAGGGAATTCGGTAATTACCGCTTCAGCCGTGTAGCCATAAACATTGCCGTGAATAACCATTTCTTGCTCTAAAATGGTTTTTGCTGAGTGTTTAACGAAATACCGGCTTTCTGATGTCTGGTTGGTCCTGTCTTTTTTGAAGGCAATCAGATCAATCGTAGTGCGGGAGTCATCCTGTAATTTCTTAACTAAATCTCGAAAGCTACTCATCATGTTCCTCCAGCATTTCTCTCGAAGCGTTTTCACGTTCGCATTGGTCGCAACAATAAGCTTCATCGGGCTTTAGCGGGGCCAGACAGAATGCGCATATTGATTGGGGGAGTTCAGGCATGGCTGCTTCCCCTCTCTTTCATCATCAGGAATACAATCATGACGGCACGAATGGGGTTCTTATCCGTATGCAAATGCTCAATATCGTCATTTAGAATTACTGGTGAAATAGCATCCCATTCATACCCCATCACTTTTGGCGTCAAAGTTATGCGCTCTCTAAAAATAATCGGCCATGCGTCGGCGGGGTTATTGCAGTAGTCGGGCATGGGGTAAGTTTGGATTCCGTTTGAGCCGTACAGCCACCCGCCAGTCGTGTTGTTTGGGTGTGACGGTTCAAGATGCCAAGTGCCATTCATGGCGATATCAGCCACCGCCTTGTTAATCTCAAAATCACTCATTGCTGAATAGTCTTTCATCGCGTTCTCCTTACTCTGTCGAATTTGGCGCGCAGCAAAACGCATATGTGGTCATATGTGGGTATTTCGCTGGCGGGGGCTTGGTTCGAGAGGTCTTGCGGAATATCAGTGTCAACGACGGATGAAAAGTGATCCACTTATATCTCCACCAACGGCCCAATATTGATCCACCGTTTTACTCAGGATTAGCTTCTGCTATAACCCCGGCCTTTCGTTTCTGTCTGAGTCGATAGCTTTCTCCTTTGATTTGAACGACATGTGAGTGGTGTAAGATACGGTCCAGCATCGCTGAGGTCAGTGCTGCATCACCGGCGAACGTTTGATCCCACTGCCCGAACGGCAGATTGGATGTCAGGATCATTGCGCTCTTTTCGTAACGTTTAGCGATGACCTGGAAGAACAGCTTTGCTTCTTCCTGACTGAACGGCAGATAGCCTATTTCATCAATGATGAGCAGGCGGGGGGCCATTACTCCACGCTGAAGCGTCGTTTTATAACGGCCCTGACGTTGTGCCGTAGATAACTGAAGTAACAGATCTGCTGCTGTTGTGAAGCGAACTTTGATACCTGCACGGACTGCTTCATAGCCCATCGCTATTGCCAGATGGGTTTTCCCCACACCTGATGGCCCCAGTAATACGATATTTTCATTACGTTCTATGAAGCTGAGTGAGCGTAACGACTGGAGTTGCTTCTGCGGTGCTCCGGTGGCGAATGTGAAGTCATACTCTTCGAACGTTTTCACCGCCGGGAAGGCTGCCATTCGGGTATACATCGCCTGTTTACGTTGATGACGTGCCAGTTTTTCTTCATGAAGCAGATGCTCCAGGAAGTCCATATAACTCCATTCCTGGTCTACTGCCTGTTGTGACAGCGCAGGCGCTGCGCTTATAAGGCTTTCCAGTTGCAACTGCCCGGCGAGCGCCATCAGTCGTTGATGTTGCAGTTCCATCATCACGCCACTCCTCTGCAGAATGAGTCGTAGATGGAGAGTGGATGATGCAGGGGGTGTTTGTCGAAGTTCACCAGATTTTCATCAAGATGCACGTCATACTCTTTTTTCTCCGGAGGCAGTGCCAGCATGGACTGCTGCTCTTCGAGCCAGCGATCGCAGGGACGGGCCTGGATTGTTTCATGCTTTCGTTGGTTAGCGACATCGTGCAGCCAGCGCAGACCGTGGCGGTTGGCTGTTTCAACATCGACAGTGATCCCCATCGGGCGCAGGCGAGTCATTAGTGGGATGTAAAAACTGTTACGGGTGTACTGCACCATCCGTTCCACCTTACCTTTAGTCTGTGCCCTGAAGGGGCGACACAGTCGGGGAGAGAAGCCCATCTCCTTGCCGAACTGCCACAGCGAAGGATGGAACCGGTGCTGACCGGTCTGATATGCGTCACGTTGCAGAACCACAGTTTTCATATTGTCATACAACACTTCGCGCGGCACACCACCAAAGAAGCGGAGCGCATTACGATGGCAGGTCTCCAGCGTGTCATAACGCATATTGTCAGTGAATTCGATGTACAGCATTCGGCTGTATCCGAGAACAGCAACGAACACGTGAAGCGGTGAGCGACCATTACGCATAGTGCCCCAGTCAACCTGCATCTGTCGTCCGGGTTCAGTTTCGAACCGAACGGCAGGCTCCTGCTCCTGAGGAACCGAGAGAGAACGAATGAATGCCCTGAGAATGGTCATTCCGCCACGATATCCCTGGTCTCTGATCTCGCGAGCGATTACCGTTGCCGGGATTTTGTAAGGATGAGCATCGGCGATGCGTTGACGAATATAATCCCGGTATTCATCCAGGAGTGAAGCAACAGCAGGTCGCGGCGTATATTTTGGCGGCTCAGATTTTGCCTGCAAATAACGTTTAACGGTATTGCGGGAGATCCCCAGTTCTCTGGCAATCGCCCGGCTACTCATTCCCTGCTTGTGCAGGATTTTAATTTCCATAACTGTCTCAAAAGTGACCATAAACTCTCCTGAATCAGGAGAGCAGATTACCCCCTGGATCTGATTTCAGGCGTTGGGTGTGGATCACTATTGCACCGTTCGTTACATATCAGGTTATCTATGGCTATCTGGGTCGGGCTTCGTCGCGTCATCTTCGCCTCCCTCTTGTCCCCGCATAAATTACAGAGCAGATGAACGCGCAAATTATTAGCCAGTCAGATTCGGTCATCACGCCACCTGCTTTTGTTTGAGGTTTGAGTATTCACATCCGTTCGGGATGGTCAGCGCCAGTCCGAATTGAGCGGCCCACATTTCGACTTGAGACAGAAAGAAATGCATGTCACCAGTATCGAGGCTTGAGGTATGGCGCGGCTCCCAAGTTTTAACTTTCTCGCCGGTCACAAAGTCGGTGTATTCGACTTCTTCACAGCCGAGATAGGTTTTCTTGAGATTGCGCTTTACCCATGCTGGCGTGGCGTCAGTTCGGCCTGATTTGATGAGATAAGCGCTTATTTCGCCGTACCACATGTGGCTGAGTGCATTCTGGGGCAGGCTGCGTTTATCACGCCATTCACAGATTGTGACGCGGTATTTCTTGCCGGAGGTGATTAGTATTTGAAGGGTTGCGCCTAACTGCTTGACAGTGCTGGTGTGCAAACAGAAGTCATCCATTTCCCTTCTCCCGCCACCAAATATAAAAATGGAAGAACCAGAAACCGAAGCTTGGTATCGGCCCGTCAATCCAATCTCGCCTGTAACCGAAATAACGGACGTTGCGCGGTAATGTGTTCCAGCAAAGTATCTCGTTACGGTTTATTCGGATGTGTGCTTTCATGGCTTCTCCGGCGCGGCGGGTAGTGGCATCCAGTGGGTTACATTAAGGTCAGGATGCCAGCCAGTATCTACCCGAAACTCGCCGTCAAAATGCATCGTCCAAATAACGCCATATTCATCAGCACCCAAACACAAGGTGTCATCTTCTGGCATCCGGTCAATGCAATTAATCCAACTACCAAGCGGGACTTGAGAGTTCAACTGTGGTCCGTCATAAAGCGGTTGCGGATCTGAATATTCAGATAGTTTAGGGTCGCAAGCGTGGATTAAGTGGCCCTTGTATGTCATGTAAGCAACAGGCTCAGCCCTCTTTGCAGCTAATGCGATTCTGGCCAGTGCTCGGACTTCATCGTTTTTTGGCGTTCTCATTGCTGAATATCCTTCCTCAGCGATAATTTCTTCAAGTCTCTCTACAGTGAAACTATCTAATGCTTTCATGGCTTTACCTCAACGCATTTAACTTGATTAATCCGTGGAACGTAATCACTCCAAGAGCCTTGGTCTCGCAATATATCAATGGACTTTATCGCAGCCTTGCACTGCTCCATCGATTGCATTGGAGTAACCTGCATGTTTGATGATTGGCTTGAAATAACAATAATCAGAAATATGTAGCTCATTCACTCTCTCCCCAAGGTTTCCATTCGATGGATAAATTGACCAGTGCAGATTTAATTTCTTCTTCGCAACCTCTGCCAATGCCGGGAACTTTCAAAACACCTAGGTGGCCTATTCTTAGCAAATCACCGATAGTCGATATTCCACCATTAAGAATGGCGTTCTTAGTCCTGCTTGAAATATCTAACACCGCTATTGGTTGTGACATATGATTTTCAATTTTTGGCGGGGCTTTATTCTCGATGCTTTCACGACTGGCTTTCCAGATTCTAAAGCCCCACCCCATTGCGCAACTGTTTCTCAATTCAGCTTGCTCTGGAGCGTTCCACCAAGCTTCAAAGTCAGACTGCGATTTAGTTATGTCCATCATGATTTCCTCGTCATGTTCAGTTTTGCGCGTAGTTCGGCAATGTGATCCAGTGCCTTCTCGTTACTAACCGGTATGTGAAGTTTAGGAATTTGCACCACCGGCGCGGGGATTGGTTCTCCAGCCTCGATACGCTTCGACATGTCAGCCAACTCTTTGCCACAACGTTTCCGTAAGTCCTGCTCAGATAACCCCTGCACTCGCTGCTGTGAATAGAGTTTCGTGACCATCCAGTAAGTTGGGTTACTGGGCCAGGGGAATGCTTCTGCACTGCTGAACATGTCACGACGCTTGGCATAGTCCATCACCATGTCGTAAAGCTCATCAGCGTCAGGCAGTCCAGCTGCGCGGGTGGCTCCCTGTTTGCACCATGCAATGAATTGACCGGGTGACGGGAGGAACGGCGTAGCCTGCTGACGGGCGATCTTCATTCCAGCGTTAACTTGGTCGATACTGGTAATTCCGTTTTCGATAAATGCCAAAACCCACTGGCGGCGAAGCTCATTCAGGTCGCTTTGGTCTTTGATGCTGGTCATCAGCGCTGGAAATGCAGCCTTCAACTGGCGAAATAGCTCGTTGAATATCTGCGCGGCCTGCTCTGGCACCTGCTGCTTTGGCTTATCAGCGGCGTACATCTGCTGCAATGATTGACCATCACGGTTCTGGATGGCTGTGACGACATTTCTCATACCGATACCCCGTTTATCCAGTCAGTATTATCGAAGTCCAAAACAGGCTTGCCAGTGGCGGTACCCGATTGCTGTTTCTTGCGTTTGATGTCCAGCTTGTCCCACTTATCACGTAGCGTTGACGGGCAAAGCACGTTGCCACACCAGAAACTATCCTGCGTGGCCCACTTGAAGAGCACACACATATCTCGGTGATTCCTGCCATCCCGCTCACGCATCAACCGGATGCTATTGGCCCAGCCAGCAAAAGACGGCTTCTTAGCGTCTGGGGCAATCATCAGCACGGCGCTAAACATCCACTCGGCCGCTCTAAGGTCATCAGCAGTTCCCCAATTTTTACCGCTTTGGATTGCAGCATCAGGACGAACTACAGGAAGCTTCTTAGGTGGGGTGTCAGGGGATTCGTTAGAATTCTCTGACGTAAAGGGTTTTATATTATTGTTATTACCTTCTTGTTCATGATGTGCGGGTTTAAGTGCGGCGTTATGTGCGCCCCCTCCCTCTAAAGCCGCACCGTTGCTGGCTTCCCCATGTGCGGGTTTAAGTGCGGCGTTATGTGCGGGTAAATTGTCTATTTTTTCGGCATATTCGGCGTAATTTAGGATGGTTATTACCGTCCCTTTTCGCTTCTCGCCGCCCGTTGTAATCATCCCTTCTTTGACGAAAAAGGAGAGCATCCTGCCCACCGCATCACGGCTTGTTGGCTTACCTTCTCTGTCGCACAGAGATAGCCCTAAATCAGCCGCTGTCGTGACCAGTTGACCGGCTTGAAGATTCCATTGATTGCCTTTGAAATTAACCGTGCGGGGCTTTCTTTGAGCACCGAATAGCAGATCCTCCCAGAGAGTTCGCAGGAAAACGTCTTTGGCCCAAGGTTTCTTCTTGATGCTTCGGTACAACGGGACATAACCAAGCTTCTGGTTCTCCATCCTGTTGCTCCTGAGTTCCCCCTGTATTTGCTCGGGAAATAATAAGATTTTCGCCGTATTCATTTGGCCTCCATGCGCTCAAAATTAATTACCCATACCCATGGGTTAGCCTGCCAGTTCTCACCCTCTTTCTGTCCGTAGATTGAGTCCCAAAGCTCAGTCCATACGCGAAAACCATCAGTGGCAGGGAAGAAGTCATACAGCCCACACCCCACCTCTTTGCAAATGTCTCCGAGCGTGATTGACTGCAGCCGCTCAACACGAACGCCAGTGATTAGCAGATCAATGCGGGATGCCCAGCGCGGCATGTGGATGGATGGACGCCATGTACCCTCATACTTCATGTTTGTGGTGTCAGGCTTCCAATAGGCTGAATCAGGGATTGAATACAGCCCATAATCACCATGTTTTTGTTCGCAGCTAGCCTTGTATATGCGGGCGGCCGCTTGCTCATCACCTTTGACCATGTTGTCTTGCCAATCGACACAAACACCATCCTCGTTACCAAGAAGAGCAAATGTCTCGCGAACCCATAGCTGATCGCCAATACCACCAAGTGGGCAGCATGTACTGAAAAATTCGTGAGCGTCAGGCATGTAGGGATTGCCAGGTAGAAGATCTGAAACATGAACCATGGATTGCATCTTGTTGCATGGGAACCAGTAATCACCACTGCGTGATTTGCTTGGCTCTGGCTGAACCTTCATAATCCGGCGAGTCTGCGTCTTGCGACCACTGAGAATGGCTTGAACCATTTCGGAATTGAAAAGTATTGGCTTCTCGTTCATAATTACTCCTGTGAATTGATCCAGTTAAAAGTTCATAGTGAATTGTTCAGAGTCCCCACCTAGCCGTGGGGATTTTTGTTTTGCGAGCAACAACGCCACTGACTTAGCCAGCCTTGCCATCTCGTCATCGACCACTCCCCATTCCAATACAGCCAGAAGCATTGATATCTTCGGAATGAAGCTTTCTTTCCAGCGTGATATCTGTGACTTATCCACGCCTACAGCGTCAGCAATGTCAGTGACGCCTCGTAATGCAATCTTGTTCAGTAGTTGGCTCTCAATGATTCGAGCCTTGTTGCGTGTGGTTGCACGTTCCATTGCGTACTCTTCCCTTGTTAGATGTTGTTACGTGACAAAGCTGTGAGCTTGTCACTTTTGTTGCCCCAGACTTTCCGGGGTGAGATCAGTAGTGTTAAAGAGCGGTAGTGCTTAAGCTGCTTTCTTATTGCTTGGGAACGGGCGAACTTCCTCGCCTTTAACAGTCCCGTCTGGCATAACCGTCACCACAATGTGACGGCCCGCACGAATAGCTTTACTGATTGCGCACTGGATAACGCCGAAATCACTAGCGGCCTTTGCTTGCCCGTGAATCTCTGCGTAATCGGCCAAAGTCATTTTGTTCATAGACACACTCCATTTTTGTATCAAACAAAGAATACTACAGGTATTCATTATATTCAATACCTCAGATATTTCGTGTTAAATACTATCGCTATTAGAATGAGGTCATGGAAAAGAGAAAGGAATTGACGACAGAACAGCTAGAAGACGCCAAGCGCCTAAAGGCTTTGTATGAGTCAAAGAAAAAAACTTTGGGTATTACCCAGTATACTATTGCTGATGATCTGGGTATCTCGCAGGGTGCCGTTGGTCATTACCTAAATGGTAGGAATGCACTTAATGCCCCAATAGCCTCAGTGTTTGCAAAAGCTTTGCAGGTTTCCATCTCTGATTTTAGTCCATCAATTGCAAGAGAAGTATCCGGGTATGCAGCTTCCAATACTGAAGATCCGCAGCGGCCAGTTATTCTCGCTTATACATACCCGTTATTTTCAACTGTTCAGGCGGGGGCCTTTGCAGCTGTAGGGTCATATACAGAGAAAGATGCAAAAGACTGGATTAGCACTACCAAGAAAGCTAGCGACTCTGCGTTTTGGCTTGAGGTTTCAGGGCATTCAATGACCGCTCCTCAAGGCGTTAAACCAAGCTTCCCAGAAGGTATGCTTATCCTCGTTGATCCTGACCAGGACGTTAAATATGGCGATTTTTGTGTCGCGGGGACTCATAACGATACAGAAGTCACTTTCAAGAAGTTTGTTTGGGATGATGGTTATCGCTGGCTTGAGCCACTAAATAACAATCCACGATATCAAAGCATACGCTTTGATGAGAACTGCCGAATCATTGGGAAGGTAGTTAAGGCGCAGTGGCCCGAAGATACATTCAGCTAACCCACTGCTAGCCCATCGGGGATAGGTGTTCATGTGCAAACTTTGTGGCAGCTATTTTTTAAGTATGTTTTCGCTAAAAAGGATAACTAATGAGTCAGTTTCAACTTGCGTTAATTGCTCGGGAAATTGATGGTGAGGTGATACACCTACGCACTAAAGACGGGTATATCAACGCCACTGCAATGTGTAAATCCGCAGGTAAGCTACTAGCTGACTACACTAGGCTTAAGAGCACACAGGATTTTTTTGATGAATTATCAAGCGATATGGGAATTCCCATATCGGAACTAATTCAATCATTTAAAGGCGGAAGATCGGAAAATCAGGGTACATGGGTTCACCCAGACATAGCGATCAATCTTGCTCAGTGGCTATCTCCAAAGTTTGCCGTTCAGGTTTCTCGCTGGGTGCGCGAGTGGATGTCTGGAGAAAGAGCGCCCGCAGAACTACCTGTTCACCTAAAGCGCTATATGGTTAATCGTGGCAGAGTTCCCCATACTCATTTTTCCATGCTTAATGAATTGACCTTTAACCTTGTGGCACCTCTGGAACAAGCTGGGTATACGCTGCCAGAAAAGCTGGTTCCTGATATTTCAGAGGGACGTGTCTTCTCTAAGTGGCTTAGGGATAATCGGGGTATTGAACCAAAAACATTTCCTACTTATAGCCATGAATACCCTGACGGAAGAACTTTCCCTGTAAGGTTGTATCCAAATGAATATCTCGCTGATTTCAAAGAGCACTTTAACGAAGTTTGGCTTCCATTGCATGCCCCTAAGTATTTTGCAGAACGAGATCAGAAAGCCTTAGTCCTCATAGAAAAAATCATGCTGCCAGATTTAGATACAGATTAGCCACCACTGCTAGCCCATAACTCAAGGAGGAGCGATGAAAGAGTATGTAATACCTGTGATTTTAGTCTTAGCTACTGTTATTTCCATTACTGTAATGGCACTGTTCCTTATGGGCTTGATGGGTGAAGGGATTGATATTGGTGGTATGACTTACTACCTCAGCTAGCCCATAGAGGGGTGGGTGGTAATTCAACAGCCAACCACATATAAAATATAGCCGATCATCAAGTTAATCCTCAACTTGATGATCGGCTAATCCTATCAATGAATCCTACTTGATTACTTCTAACGATCAATGTACCATTTCCTCATCAAGTTGATTGGTGAGGAACGTTCAATGCAAGAAGATGAATATGGTATTAACAGTTTTGAGCTGTTTCTTAATGGCCTTCAAAATATGAATATCGTAAATGAGGCCACTGCCCGCAACCTCCGTGACTCCTCCATGCGCCTGCTAACAGTCATTAATGATGACGAAAAGTCTGATATGCGAACCCTTAGCATAGATGGGCTTGTGCGGCGTTATATGGCGCAATCGGAAGCCCCTCCATCAGAAGCAAGCATGCAGGCATATAAAAGCCGTATGCAGAGCGCTATCGATAAATTTATTGCATACCAAGACGCATCTCTAGACCTCATCGGAAAAGTCGAAGATAACAGCAGCAATAAAAAAGGGAAGACTCGCATGACTCAACAACGTAAAGCTGTGAAAAAAGATGAGGGTGAGGTGAAGGTATTTGACCTACCAATTCCTTTGCGTAGTGATCTTATTTTGAAAGTAGAGAATTTGCCGAGGGATTTGACGATTGATGAAGCAGAAAGGATAGCAAATATCATTAAGTCTTTTGCAATACCTTCGTAGCATGAAGAATTTGAGGTAGCTCCCCTGCAAGGGAGCTCCTCAGGTCGGGGATAAAGGCATCCACAACCGTACTGACTAGACCCCAATACGATAGTTGATCCCCGTTTTTTAAGCAAGCCTTGTAGTTCGTGCCCACTATGGGGCGAGTAAAAATCAATGGCATTACTATCCGTATCAACTAAAGCTCCACCACATGGTTACCGTTGGCAGTGTTGCAGATATCGAAAGGTACGAGCAAAGGCGGGGACTCCAGATTCAGAGCGTAGGATTCTTGATGCACATGAATATGGTTATAAGTGTTGGATGTTTTTAGTTCGAACAAACAAACAATAGCAAAACCCAAACCCGGCCCCGCTGCCGGGTTTTTTGTGCCTGTAATCTGACAATCTCACCACCCTACTTCACCAATCCATCCTCCAACTGCTCTATTGCCAGCTTTATAGCTAAATTGGATTCACCTGTCTGCTCCATGATTTGCCAATGTATCCGCTTTAGCTGATACGCCACCTGCGCACGGCTTATCTCCTCACCGTTCCGTGCCAGCATCAGACAACACTCCCCAACCACCCTACATGCCTCGTTATATACCGAATCTGAGTTATCCATTCCAACCTCCGCATAAATTTCACCCAATTTAGCATATTTGGGGGCGTTTTTGCGTCTGGATGTTGGGGGTATGAAGCTAAATTGAAAATAAATTCCTTTTCAAATCAATATCAAGCATATTCTTTTTGATTTTAGAATACCTAAGGTATTTACATAATAAATATCAATGGTATTCTTAGTCCATCGAAACGAAATCTCGATGCGGCAGACAGGATTACTCGCCGCGCCAGTCAGGACGACAGGCTGCTCATTAACAAAGCGGGGAACGAAAGCAGAGATGCTAATCAATCCTCGTGACGGATTTCTCCCGGATAGTCTGGGAGACCAAAGAGAAGTTGGCTTTGGGATGGTGAATAGCTGGAGCTAACGACAGGTAATGCTGCGGGACTGAGAAGGCTATCGAGAGCGCTGTGATTGAAATAGGCACAGACACCATCACCAAAGCCAATCACCGGAGGTAATCATGGTAGCGATAACAATCAAACCAGCTAAAGAGAATTCAAAGACACGCAAATTTAAACGTACAGGTGAATTCTTCGCGGCGAAGGATGCCAACCGAGTGTTGGCAAGCCGTATTGAAGCGGCGTTCACAAAGCTCTCTGAGGGCTGCACAGCTCGTGTATACAAAGCAACGATGTCCATCCCAATTCGCAGCACAGAGCGACCAAGCGCGGACAATATCTGTTTGCCTGAAGTAGCTAAGTTTGCAGCAGGCTTCCGTAACGTTCGTGAAGATTGCTATCACGTTATTAAGTAGGCCCACCACATAGTTAAGGGGTAAGAGAATGGAAACGAAATTTTTAAGCGACGGAAGAAAGGTTGTTATCGTCGGGCAGTTGAACAATCAAGAAACCATCGTACAGGAAGTGTTTGTTACTGCGGCTGGTGATGAATTACCGGGCGGTGAGCGCTTTGTGGTTAAAAGCCTCCATGATGTACCGGTAGAGTCTTACCTATCAAAAGAAAAGGCCCGTCAAGAAGCTGCTCTTGATAAGGCTAAATCAGCGATCGAGTCTGTTAATCGTGAAATTTCCGATACTCGAAACAAATTGAGCCTATACCGCGACATGCTCAAACAAGTTAAAGCCTTTGCTGAACATATTGATGAGCAAGACCTGAGCCACTTTGTCAACGTAATGACCGGGCAACTTAATTACGCAGTGAGAGATAATTATCGAATTCCAACAATAGAAAACTTCTCGGAGAATATGTCTGTTATCGAAAACTCTTACGGTAATAAGAGATATGAAGGACTTAAGCTGATGTCAGTTCTTGGTAATTCAGATGGCAGAATCGGTCTTCGCGTTAATCGATGGGGTGATGGGAGTGGTGACTATTCAGATGTCACTTTCTTCAAAACCTATGAAGAAGCGAGAGAATTTGTTAAATCTTCCGCACTGAAACTTCTAGAAAGCGGTTCGTTATCTGTTGAAGAATTGCAGCACCTCAAGAAAATTGGGGTCGAGTTTAACCAAGATGAAATGATGAAGATCCGTTACAGACTGGAATCGAGTTGCGAGAAGCACCTTGAAAATTTAACGGCAACTTTCAATAAATCGAAAGAGAAAATAGAGGCTGATAAAGCCTATATAGAACAGAAAATCAACAATCTATAAGCCGCCTAATTGGCGGTTTTTTATTGGCGGGTAAATGAGGAATGAATGATGAGTTCACTTGATGAACAGCGAATTGACTCAATGCTGAGAATACTGCGTGAGATGAAAGCTGACATGAAGCGTAGCAGCAAGATAAGCGCAATTGATTATCGTGACTCAACACCAAGGCAATGCCAGAAGAGAAAGGCTGATGCTGACTGGATTGGTATGGCGCAAATTAAGCGCCGCCATGAGTTACACGCTTTGGCGGTTGAGCTTGGATTTGCAGAGCGTCGCGAACACTACTCGACCTTTGAGCTTACAGATGGTTGGCACCGATATAACCACACGCCACGCGAGCCAAATTAGTGACCTTACCCCTGCCACTTAACCGGTGGCAGCAATAAGACCACTAGATTCTATAGGGAACCTGACCATGGATAACAGGCGCAAAACTGGAGAGGTAATTATGTGACCGATAATGAGTGACCTTACCACTGCTTACTTATTAGTGAGCTTTGGCAAGACCACTAGATGAGGTGATTGTATGACAGATGAAATTAAAACAGGCGGCCCAGCGTTTCCGTGGTGTGGTGATTTGAATGATACGCCGCACATTGGGCTTGGAATGACGCTCAGGGATTGTTTTGCAGCCAAGGCGATGCAGGGGATTATCCGCCGATGGGATGGCCTTTCATTTGGCGGCGGCCAAAATTCACCGCATTACAAAGAATTGGCTGAGGAAGCGTATTTAATCGCAGACGCAATGATTAAGGCGAGAGGGTGAGATATGAGCACTGCAAAAACATTCGTTGCAGACATGATAAAACATCGTGGCATCGACTTTGCCAGAATCGGAATGATGGTTGAAGTATATGGAGATTTGGGAACCATTGTCGGCATGAACTATAGCGCAAATCTGGATGTTGTTTTTGCCAACCAACTGAAGCATGGAAAGCATAAGCAGAACTGCCACCCAACTGACCAGGTTAAATATTTCGGGAAAGACGGACAAGTAATCGCTGATTACACAACCCAAAAACGTAGTTAATCCCCACCCCCAACAATCCCCAGAGTAAGCCTGACAACTGTCGGTGTTTTGCTGTGGGCTAAACACAACTAATTAAACCGGAGTATCCCATGCAATTAGCCATTGCAGGGTGGCCTATTGCTGGCTGCTCTGAGACTTTGCTCGACCGCATTTGCCGCAACGCTAAGAACGGTGCGCGTCGTCTTATCGAAATACTTAACCAACGAGGTGAGCCTTAATGGATATCGTAAAAGCACTTCAATTGCTCGCGGTTGATGCTCGCCGCGTTGGTAATAACGACCTGTGGCAAGTTGCCAATTGCTTATTTTATCGGGGGTCGAAATGAACGACTTAGAAAAGGCACTCAACGCGCTGAGCGATAAGGAGCGCAGCATTATTGACAGATATGCCAGTGAGTACATGGAAGGTATTAAAGACTCGGCATTTCGCAAGGCGTGGATGGATTTACGCCTGACTGATGATGATAAACAACGGCAGTTCATGGAAAGCGACGAGTTCACGGATTGCCTGCATGACTATCAGCGAGATAGTGCCTATTGGCAAGCTCTGTACCAACGTAAGCGGGAAGCTGAATCGGCGACAGAGCATAAGGGTTACATGGCCTTAACTAACTTATATGGCAGGGTGGCGTGATGGAAACAGGAATTTATTATGACATCTCGAACGAGGACTATCACAAGGATGAGGCGATAGGTTCTACGACGATAAAAGCAATCAGTGTTAGCCCGGCCAATCTGTATTTCAACCCATTTAAAGGAAGTAAATCGGCACAGATTGGAACAGCAATACATGCTGCGTTGCTTGAACCTGAAGTGTTTGAAAGGGATTTCATTTTAAAGCCGGATATCAGCTCCAGAGCATCGACAGAATATAAGGCACTTCTACCGGCTGATGCTGAAAAAATACTGATTGGCAGCGAAGTTAATACGCTGGAAAAAATGATTGAGTCAGCTCAGTTGAATGAAGACTTCATGGACTACATGAGCACTAGCGGACGGCCTGAAGTTTCCATGTTCGCAACGTGCCCAATCACTGGACTAAAGCTTAAGTGTCGATTTGACCGGCTATCGGATAGCCACTCTTACCCGCTGGATGTGAAGAGTTGCAGGGATGCAAGTCAGCGCGGATTTAGTCAGGCATTTGGGCAATATCACTATCACGTTCAAGCGGCTTTTTATCTCTACGTTTTGAAACTGGTTACTGGGCGGGAATTAAATCAGTTCTGCTTTTTTGCTCTTGAAAATAATCCGCCATATAAAAACTGCATGTATTACATCGGCGAAGATTCGTTAGAGCTTGGCAGGAAAATAATGTTTGAGGCGATGAATAAGCTGGTTGAGTGCCTGGCTGATGATTCATTACGAACCGAGGGAATGGTTCTTCAATCCAGTGAAATCAACGTCCCATCGTATCTATTCGATGAAGAATTCGACGACGAGGTATATATCTAATGGACTTATCGCGAACAATAACCCCGAAATCAGACCAGCTCAATTTTGAGGATGTTCAGTCTTCCAGTATCACTGCTGTAATCAAATCCGTCCGCGCTGGCAACAGTGAACAACCGGTATTCATCGACCTTGATGGGTATGACGGCAGGCCATACAAGCCATCAAAATCCATGCGGCGGGTTCTCATCGGCGGCTGGGGAAAGGATAGTCATTCGTGGGTTGGTAAGGCGCTAACTCTAATCGGTGACTCCACCGTCAAATTCGGCGGTGTTGCTGTTGGCGGGATCAAGGTTTCAGCCATGGGCGATATCAATTCTGATTTCTCACTAATGCTAACTACCTCACGCGGGAAGCGGTCAGAACATCGAGTTAAAAAGCTGGAAGTTAAGCCAGTAAAAGTAGAAGAGCGCACGCCAGATGAACTGCTCGCAGGGTTTACCAAGGCGGCCAGTAATGCAAAAACAGTTGTGGAGCTTGATAAGTCTTTCAAGTACACCCAGCACGTTCTTGCAGCCCATCAGGAACAGCTCGAAAAGGCTACCGACATCTATGGCATCCGCAAGGCTGAAATGGAAGAAGTTCCAATGTGAGGTATCTATGGTCCACTCTCACGACAACATCACTGTTGGCTGCATAACCCTCGTTTATTCACGAAATCACCGCGGATGGATTACCCCTTACAACCGGGTAGTTAAAAACCAGATCATTGCTCAATTAATTGCTGAGCGGATTAACTCAAATCTGAAATTGTCACTCGCTGCCAACGGACTGGCAGCCTAATACCCCACCCCATTACCGGCAGATTGACTGCTGAGGAATAGTTATGTCTGAAAATACTGATTATGAAACGTTAAAAGCTGAGCGCGATGCAGCACTCAATACCTGCACTCTGATTGCCGATGCTTTGGGTATTACCGGCGCGGTAGCAGGTGAAACTATTGCCAAGGTTCAACAGCTGGTTGCCGAGAATGTAGCCGTTCGAAGTGAGGTTGTTTGTTGGGCGAAAGAATGTGACCGCATAGTTCATCGCCATACGAACAAAATCACTGACATGCACCAAGCTCAAGCCGCAAGCGAACTTGACGAGATACTCAAGGAAACCACTCAGGCGCTTAACGAGATAAAGGCGCAGGGTGTTGAAATGTTCTCTGAGTTCTGCAAACAGAAGGCAGAAGCTAGGGCTTATACCTTCTTTACGGATGCCGGCAACACTGCTGATGAGTTCGCCGCCAGCCTGAGAGGTGAATGATATGGCTACCAAGATTGAAAAGTGCCATCGCAAACTTAATGACTCGTTTGCCGACAAATTAAACGCAGCGTTCTTGGCTAAATTTTCTCGCGAACTCACAACATCATTCAACATTTTAAGTATGCGTCTTGTTTCATTTCCATCAGATGGAATGGATTTCACGCCAGAGCAATTGAACTGGGTTTGCGCATATTCAGACGGATATTCCGCAGCAAAAAATCAGGTTTGGGAGTCATGATGAATAACCCGGTCGATTTGTTAATCGCTAACGCTGAATTAGCGGCTGGCCTGCTGCAACATATGGCAGATAACGAAATTGATTCTGATTATTTCGCCGTAGTCACTGATAGCCAAAACTGCGGGCGAGAGGTTCAATCAGAGCATAGTGTTACTGAAGTGGCATTGATGGCGGCGGGAATAATTGAGCAACTGATAGCACAACTGGAAGCGGCACAGAAGCTGAATCCATTGTCGGTAAATGTTAGCGAATTAGAAGCAACTTACATCGGCGATATCCGATTGCACATGGCTGCAATTTCCAACTGGAAGCTACGGGCCGAGAAAGCAGAAGCCGAGTTATCAGCGGCAAACGACCGCATTGATGAACTTGAACTTAATCAAGTAGAACAGAGTGACGCTAATTCAGTGCTGAGCGCAGCGCTCGATGCGGCAAACGAAAAGCACGTCCAAATCACACTTGGCTCAGGTGATGTAATGATAAGTCACATCAAATGGCCAGATGCTCATGGCATTTCATTCGCTCAGATGCCAGACGGATACGCAGGGATTGGGTTGAATGTAGATGAGCAAGTTTATGGGAAAAACTCCGATGAAATCAGTGCGACTGTTGTCATTAAATCATCATCCATCGAATCATTAAAAGTCCTCAGATATATGGTTCAAATGGCAATAGATGGCTTCGCGTCGGAGGAGGAGTGATGGACTATTACGAGATATTTAAGTCAGAAGAATGGCGAACCAATACCTTTGATTTTAATGTTGGCGATATTGTCAAGGGAACCACTGAGCGCAGATATCAATACCCGAATGGCAACTTGGAGCCGGGTTCCACTGCAAAAATAGTTCAGCTTAAAATGGGAAATATTGGCGTAATGGGTGCGCTTCTTGAGGGTTACGGCGATAGATGGCACTCATTGGCTAATCTGGATTTGGTAGAGGGGGAGTGAGCTATGGTTAAATTACATGATGGTGACGCTAGTTTTGCTAATACCTTTACGCTTCAAGCGAAAGGAATAGTCGCAAGATTTAAGCCACCAAAAGGTAAAAAGTTTGTCGTATTGCTGCTTGGCGTGACGGATAAAGAAGCCATCGAATTTAACGCTGAAAAAGCACTAAATAAGCTGGGGTTCTATCGTACAGAGGGGAATGCAGATGCTGAGTAAAGAAGAGTTACAACACATAGTATTAGCGAAGCAAAATGGCTGGGCGGAGTTTTACCCAGTTGGACGTGATGCAGAAATGGCCGAGGAGCTGCTATCACTGCGTGAGCAACTTGCAGCGTTGAAAGCGTTGGAGCCTTTTTGCCACGTATTTCTACATCCGGACGGCCCACTGTTTAATGGGATAGTTTCCGATAGCTGCGCAGGTCACGCAGGTGTCATCCCACTATTCACAGCAGCCAAGCCAGCGGAGGATTGATGCTAATCGGCTTTGTTCTTCTCGTCAGCTCCTGCGGCTTTGATGCCTGTGAAGCCCTACCCGTTACCGAAGATATCTTCCCCACCCAGTCCGAATGCTTAACCATCTCAACGCTGATTAAAGAGCGCAGGCCTGACGTTGTGCTCATGTGCAGCGAAGTGTATCGCTAACTCGATTTAACCCCACAACGGAACGACAGAAACGGATTTCACTAAATCTGGAGTATCCCTATGGCTATTTCAATGCTCCCAGTCGAGCGTAAATTCCCGCTGCCCACTGAATTGACGGGCCGAATCAATGACCTTATTCACGAGTATGACGGCGAGATAGGTCTCAGTGAAGTCCTTGGTGTGCTGGAAATCGTCAAGTTTGGATTGCTGAACCAACAAACAAATGAGGTGGCGTAATGTGCGACGAAATCGACCAAGCTCAAAATCTTGAATTACTCAACATCAAAATCGGAATAGCTAATCGCAAGCCGACAATGACGTTTACGGGACGCTGCCACTTCTCAGAATGTCGCCAGCCGATTGCTCGCGGCCTGTTCTGTGATGCTGGGTGCAGGGATGACTATGAGATTGACGAGCGGCGTAAGGGGATGGCGGCATGAGTGACTTTGATGTGGGTAAAGGGATGGTGAGCGCATGGAACCGACAATAGAGAACGCAATCAGGTCAGTAGCAAAAGATGCGCTTGCTGAAATAATAGAAGTTAAAGAGAAATACACAATTCAAGAGCACGACAAGCACTTCACTGAAATTCTTAATCGCTACGCAAAAAAAAATCACCGCCCTACCCATTGAGATGCAACCGAAAACTTTCCCCGCCAAGCGCTGGTTAAGCTATTACGTCCGTCAGATTGATAAAGAGATAATAGGCTAGAATGGATAATGTTATTCAGCTCGTACCAGCAGAATGGGTTTCTGAGTCGGTACTGATGGCTGTTACCGGCCTAAAAAAGAACACAATTAAACACGCAAGAGATTCATCGTGGATGGAAGGCCGAGAGTATCGGCATGTTTCTGGCAGCGGCGAACCACATGAAACCGCCCCATGCTTTTACAAGCTAAAACTAATTGAAGAGTGGATAGGAAGGATGCCGAAAGCAATACGCCGAGAGAAAAAGTCTGCTTAAATAGCCTTCCCTTTTCATTCAGAAAGGAGTTGATGATGAAGAAACAATATCCAACAGGAACGGAGTCCCACGGGGGGATGATCCGCGTCTGGTTTATGTACAAAGGAGAGAGGTGCAGGGAGTCTCTTGGCGTACCGGACACGCCGAAAAACAGGAAAATTGCAGGGGAACTTCGTCAGTCAGTGATGTATGCGATCAGAACAGGAACGTTTGATTACGCTGATAGCTTCCCAAAATCGTCCAAAGTAGTTAAACCTGAGTCGGGAATTACGGTAGCAAAATTGTTCAATGCATGGCTGGAAATCAAGCGTTATGAAATATCAGATAACTCACTGATCCGCTATAAAAGCTGCGTGGCTACAATTGTTCGAGTCATTGGACCTGACAGAAAGGTAGAGGATATTAAATCTCGTGATTTATCAGTAATGAGGAATGAGCTTATTGATGGTGAACACTTTTCTAAGCTGGATAAGAAAGGAAGGAGTGTGGTTACAGTAAATGGATATGTTTCAAAAGCTATGACCGTTTTCAGATTTGCTAAAGAGAACGGCTATATGGAGACAGATATAACCGCATCAGTAAAACTACTAAAAACAGCCAGACAACGCCCTGATCCGCTATCTATTGATGAATTTAATCGGCTGATATCTGCCTGCCACTGCCGACAGACTACGAATCTATGGACGTTGGCGGTATATACCGGGCTGAGGCATGGAGAAATGTGCTCTCTTGCATGGGAGGATATTGATTTAGTCGCGGGAACTTTATGCGTAAGGCGGAACATCACTACTGCGAAACAGTTCACATTACCAAAAACCGAATCTAGCACTAACCGACTTGTTCAGTTAAACGTCAATGCCATTCATGCGCTAAGAGACCAACTTGAATTAACAAGAATGGGGAAGAAGCATAAGATCACGGTCCTCACACGACAGAGGGGGAAAACCAAAGAGGAGGAATGCACGTTTGTATTTAATCCGGCACTGACGTCGATATCCGGCAGGATCGGGATTTGCTACTCGTCAGACTCGCTTGGTAGCACATGGAATACCGCATTGAGAAAATCAGGGATCAAACATAGGAACCCATACCAATCTCGACATACGTTTGCGTGCTGGATGTTATCTGCTGGAGCAAATCCTTATTTCATTGCAGCGCAAATGGGACACAGCAGCCCTCAGATGCTATATCAGGTTTATGGTGACTGGATGCCGAGCAATAACGTTGAACAGGTGGAGCTGATCAACGCTAAAATTAAGCAAAATGTCCCACCCATGCCCCATAGGGCCGCATCATTTTGGTAA